CTTCCATATTGTAGATAGTGCTCTTTCCATAAGCAGTTATTAGCAGATTTCCCATTAATACGCCTCACCTGTTTTAGCTATTTATCCTCTCGCCAGCTCTCCTATCAGCCTCAGGCGGGGGTGAGACAGCCTCACCGCATCTCCTGCTTTTAGACCATTTTTCTCGATGTTTCACGTGAAACATTGGTACCTCAGAAATTCTTGTGCACCTTGCACAATGTAGGAATGCGACTTCCCAGCACCCCAAATACACACTTTTCAGGAATTATTTCTTAAATACGGGGTAAATACAAAATGGTCTTCCTGACCCTTCGTCAAATTGCACAAAAGGACCTTGGCTGGTACCAGCCGTACCTCCATTAATGGCTGTGGCCATTACTTGTACACGGTTGACAGAAATTTAAGGGAGGCTTAGAATATAAAGCATAGAGAAAGCCTGCTGGATGGCAGGGTAAAAAGCAACTAGGACGCTAGATTAGGGCTGACGAGCGAAACGAATAAAAGATAGGGAAAGCTACCAAGCTAATGGGGCAAGCAAGAAACGTGGAGATAACTGAATAGACTTATTTAGGAGCAGAGAGTATTTGACTACCCTCTGGTTTTGTGCGTTTAAAAGAGGAAATTGGCGGGGAAAGAGAACTAGGTAGTTTAGATACCTAATGCAGACAGTTAATAACCTATAATATAATATGATTATAGAGAAGTAATCTATACAAGAAAGTGAGGTAACCAAATGAATACATTTACAGTACAGGATATGGAAACAATGAAGAGTTTATTACAGGCATTCTCAGAACTGGATTATACAGACCAAATGAGAATGATGGGCAGTGAAGGAGTAGACAGAGTACTCCGTATTAGGAGTAAGATTAATACCTTCGATTATTGTCTCGCCCATAATACTAGATGGGAAGACATGACAGACAGAGACTACGAACAGATGGCAGATGAAGAGATGTGGGATTATGAGGATGACTATAGTAGTAATATGCCATGTGATAATACAGGCTTCTGTGCAGGTTCTTCTTGTAGCCAATATTATCAGTGTCAAGGATAGTCCCTATATAATAAGAAGAAACTCATTCAAGGCTACCATTATTTAGGTAGCCTTTTCTTTTATCCCCCTTATCCGCCCTACCATCCCAAGGCCATTATGCCCCGCCCGCCGTCCTCCCTGGGGAGGTATACACCATTACGCCCTGTGGCCATTAGGGTCACCCCTGGCCTATGGGGGAATCCCCGGCAGGCGGGGAGAAGAGCGAGCTGAGTTAGCTAAAGCTAACTAGAGTTCACACTGCAAAAACTAGCGTTAAGAGTAACTAACTAGCGACAGCAGACAGCAGACAGCGAAAAAAAAATTTATCAAAACTATTGTGTTTTGATGTGAAACGTGTATAATAATAATTGAAGAGAGCGATAAAAACGATTTTTCGTGAAACATCGTGAAACATCTTCACAGTAGCTTGACAACTGAATATAGAAAGTCACGAGCTAGAAACTCATAGACTTGTAACGCAAAAACAGTTTAGAAATGTGAGGTAACTAAAATGGTAGTAAATAACATCTATGATTTAATGAAGACACTCAACAATGTTGTTGAAATCGCTAACAGTGAGAGCGTAACGGGTAAAGCGTTATTGTTAGCAGACAACGACAATGGACACGCTTTAGAACGTGCTAGAGTCTACATTGTAGAGACTCGTAGGGGTGTATATCGTTGTAACGTATGGATAGGCAAGAAATACGAGTATATCGACGACATAAGCAAGCTGATTTCTAAGAAGCGTAGCATTGATAACAATATAGAGTGCAAATACACTAGAATAGCAGAAAATGAGCTTATAAACGTTATGAAACGTTTATGCGATATTCAAGCAAGTAGAAAGACAGCTACAAAGAAAGTAGAAAGTGAGACAGCTTAAAATGTTAATAACTTGTTTAATACTATCTATAGTATTTATAGTTAGAATATATCTCTAAAATTGAATATAGAGCACTAGCAAGTTATTAAAATAGCTTGCTAGTGCGATTTTAGAAAGTGAGTAGTGTATGAATAAAGACGATATATTAAACATACTCTCAGATATCTATAACAGTGTTTTTGAACTAGATGATACTATTCGAGAGTGCGCACAACTGAATAATACTAGTGATATGTTAGAAAATGTCGATGATATAATCGATGCGTTGCGTTATATGATATGTGAAATAGAATCACAATAATAATTTTTTATAGAGTGCTTTTTATAAGCACTCTATTTTTTTGTCTTTTATACGTAAATCCAGCTATTGAGTATTTTCGTGAAACTTTTGTACGTTTCACGTACCACCCTCATGCTATTCACTAAGGGATAGAGTAACGTGGGGGAGTGTGAGGCTATCTCACACAACCTCCATATTTTACTATATTAATGTTGCATCGTTTAAATTTGGACAGCCTGTGTATTTTACTAATTAATGCCTGCTTCTCTCAAATTTCACTTGCCGTTCTGTTCCCACATACCCACTACCCCATAAGTCAGATTTTTTCTGGAGGAGAAAATCACAATAACCGCGGCGAAAAATTGACTACACCACAAAAAACGTGTTATATTGTCTTAAAGAGAGGTGGTGAGGTTTTATGAAAAATCCAGGAATGTTGGCTAAAAAGATAGCTCGCGGAATTAATTTCAAGTATGGTAGTCATATAGTCATCAATGTCTCAGAGTTCTATGGCACATCAGGAGATACCCCTAATTTAGTAAGAATGTTTGTTATTAGAGATGCCTACTGTGGTGAAGGTGGCGTTTTTGTAAACAAAGAGCTTTATAAGTCAGGAAGTGGTTATAATGCTTTATTCTTTATGGTAGATTTACTACACAGAATTAAGAAAGAAGAATTGATTAGTAATAATCCTAGATATGTAGCAGACAGAGAGAGGAAGAATGCGGTAGCTATGATGGATTATATTATAGACACCTACATAGATGACAGCATAGATTTGGATTTAGAGGAGGATGTTGAGATATGATGGCCAGTCAATTACCAGAGGCAATAAATAAACATACAGCTAGTTTAGAGAGTGAGGTTATTTTAGTAACACATAATGGACAGAGATTAACCCCTAAAGAAAGTAAGTTTATTAATATATATCTAAAGACAGAAGACCCTGCTAAGGCGGCTGAGGAAGCTGGATATAGCGTGAGAGAGCAGTTTAAGAATAAGACAGCGCAGTATTATAAGAAGGGACAACAGTTACTTGCCAAAGACTATATTAGTGATGAGATAGGATGGCGTTTTAAGCAGATGCAGGCTGCGGACATAGCTACTGCTGAGGAAGTAATGCAGTATTTGACAAGAGTTATGAGAGGTGAGGAGAAAGACCAGTTTGATATTGACGCCTCTATTGCAGACAGAACTGCGGCGGCTAAAGAGCTTAACAGGCGATTCAAGGAGATTGAAGATACTACTAGAACAAATATGAATACCAAGGAAGTACACTTAGTACTTGAGAGGAGATAGTGATTTATGCAGAGAGATGACAGCTTAGATATCCACATTGATTTAGATAACACTATTGCTCCCGTGTATGATGATGCACTTAATGACATACTTGACCATAGGCATGTGCATTATGTATTTAAGGGCGGGCGAGGTAGTGCTAAATCTTCATTAATAAGTGAAGTTATACCTCTTCTTATTATAGCTAACCCATCAGTCCACGCTGTGGTATTTAGAAAAGTCGGCAATACTTTGAAAAACTCAGTGTTTTCACAAATGATATGGGGAATTGAGATGATGGGACTTACTCAATTTTTTAAGATACCTAAAACTATTGCTAGCCCCATTGTTTTTAAGCCTACAGGTCAGCAAATATTATTCATGGGACTTGATGACCCTAATAAAGTTAAGTCAGTGAAATTACCGTTTGGATATATTGGCATAACATGGTGGGAAGAGCTTGACCAATATTCAGGCGAGAAAGAGATACGTAAGGTATTACAGTCAACAATGCGTGGTGGTACACTGTTTTGGGATTTTCGTTCATTCAACCCACCTATAAGTAATCTTAACTGGGCTAATCAGTATGCCACAGAGGCGCTAAGTAGAGAGAACACATTAGTCACATCAACTAACTACACAGATATACCAGAAGAGTGGCTGGGACAAGCATTCATAGATGAAGCTGAGGACTTAAAAGAGCATAACCCTAGAGCTTACGAGCATGAGTATTTAGGTATACCTGTAGGTACAGGCGGTAATGTGTTTGAGAATGTAGAGCCACTATATATGACAGATGAGTTTATTTTAGGATTTGACAGAGTGTATGGAGGATTAGATTGGGGCTGGTTCCCAGATTCTTTCGCATTTCATAAAATGGCATTCAATGCTAGTCAGAGAGATTTATACATCTTTGCTGAATATAGGTGCGTTAAGCAGTCTAACAGGCAGACGTTCGATAAGTTATATCATGAATTGAAGTATGCAGGGAGACCTTTTATGTTACCTGATGAGATAGTAACTTGTGATAGTGCTGAGCCTAAGTCTATCTCAGATTATAAGTCATATGGAGGATATGGGGCTAGAGGTGCTAAGAAAGGTCCTGATAGCTTAGACTATTCTATGAAGTGGTTACAATCTTTGAATCATATTTATATAGACCCTAATAGATGTCCTGGTGCATTGAAAGAGTTTGTGGAATATGAGTATGAGAGAGATAAAGACGATGAAGTTATCAGTGGATATCCTGATAAGGACGACCACAGTATCTCGGCCATTCGCTATGGAATGGAGAGATACTACATTAAGCGAGGACAATAATTTATTTTAGGTGTGCAGAATTTGTGTTATACTATAATTAAGAATTGTGGTTGGATGGAGTATGCCTATGAATGAGACTGTTAAACTTATTCTTACATTTCTTCTGTCCTCTTCTTTTGTAGGATTTGTTCAATTTCTCATCAATCGCCACGATGCTAAGCATAGTAAGTATGCTGAGCTTGAAAAGATGATTGTGGACGGCTTACAAGAGCGAGAAGATACTGGTAGAAAAAGGTATGAGAAGCATGCCGAAGCTATTGAAGAGTTAAGGAATGTAATGAAAGAATTGGCTAAAACTACATTAGAGCAAAAGCAAGTTGTTACTGCCAATTCGGAATTACTTGTAGGATTAGCTCAGGATAGACTTGCATTCCTCACAGATAGATATATCAAGCGAGGAGTTATAACTCTCGATGAGCTTGCTATATTAGAGGAGATATATGAACCATACCATGATAAGTTGGGCGGTAATGGAAGAGGTAAAGCTGGCATAGAGCAGTGCAGAAGATTGCCTATAGTCAGTGAAGAGATAGCTATAATGAAAGACAAAGAATAGTGGAAGGAGAACTTCTATGTCATTGTTAGATAAATTGAAAGGAGCACTCTCAAAAATGCTAGGAAGGGACACAATAATAGATGTAGTCAAAGTAAAACCTGCTATTTCTAATGAAATGGAAAATGCAATTCAGAGATGGACTGATATGTATTTAGGTAAATCACCTTGGTTAAAAGAAGCTACAGAGGAAGACCCAGAAATAGTAGTTTCTTTAGGATTACCTTCACTCATTGCTAGTGAAAAAGCAAGAATGGCTACTCTTGAAATGGAGAGCGAAATCACAGCTCCTATGCAAGATGTAGAAGTAGATAATCCAGATTATGAACCACCTGGAATAGACCCTAACACAGGCATGATGACAATGGGAAAAGGCTCAATGACTATTACAGAGTCACAGCCTATAGGTCCTACTGAGAGAGCTGACTATCTTAATAAAGAGTATCATAAAGTAACGGATAATCTGAGGACACAGTTAGAGTATGGTTGTGCTAAGGGTGGTTTTGTAATCAAGCCTTATGTACGAGTATATGATTCAGCAGTACCTAATATTAGTAATGAGGTAACAGAAAATAAGAAAGAAGAGCAAAATCCAGCATTAAAGAATGTTAAAAAGCAATCTT